TGATAACCCGATTCCGGGCGGTTCTTCGCCATCTGCTCATTACTTAATTAAAAGTTATGACACAGCCGGAGCGGAAGCCTATAAAGAACGCTTAGTAAATGATATTTTGCGCTTTACGTTCACGCCAGACACAACCGATAACAACTTCGGAGGGGTTCAATCGGGCGAAGCGATGAAATATAAGATGATGGCAGCAGATAACTACCGAGGCAAACAAGAGCTTTTGTTTGAAAAGGGGCTCATGCGTCGCTTGCGTCTAGCGGTCAATATCTGGAAAATCAAGGGAAATGATTCTGGGAATTATGCCCTTATCAATGAAACCGATATCGTATTCACTCCGAACCTTCCGCAAAATGATAATGAAATGGTGGCAATCGTTAAGAATTTGTATGGCGTGGTAAGTGAACAAACTATTGTCGAAATTCTTGAGCGCGTGACTGGAGTTAATGCTGAAACGGAATTGAAACGACTGAAGGAAGACACGGAAAAGGCGCTCGAAATGTTACCACGAATCACACAAGAAAACGAGGTAGCGGATGAACAAACTGAAGAATCTAACAAGCCATGATGAATACTGGACGGGACGCGCTCGAGAAATATTCGAGTACGTTGACCGAAAAGATATTGATTTTTTTGCTGAATTAGAAAAAACTTATCGGGCGCAGTCAGTTAAGTTACAAAGAGCGATTTTTGATTTTTATACAAAATACGCTGAAGATCACGAAATGACCTATCAAGACGCTATGAAACGCTTGAGGGGCGAAGACCTTAGCGATTATGTGGAAAATGCTCGGAAGTATCGCGAGGAAGCTAAAAACAATCCGGAATTGTTAAACCGTTTAAATGAACAATATTCGGCAGCTCGAGCGATTAGAATTGAAGCCTTACACGCTGAAGCAGTATATCGCGCTGGCGTGCTTGCTGGGG